CTACCACAAAAGGGCATTTGCCTGCTTGCGGGTCATACCCACAGCCTCCAGCTCCTCAGCGGTGGGGTAATAGCCGCTTTTGATCAGCCGTTCCAGCTGGGCGCGGGCCTCCTTGCGCTGCTTGTCGTAGGCAACTGCCTCATCGTACAGCGCCTCCCCTTCGCTTTCGTAGCGGTCATAGGCGCTCTCATAAAGCTCCGGCAGCACCCCCGCCAGCTTCTGCACATAGCTCTGGAATGCCTGCTGCCCTGCGGTTTCCCCGTAGGAATTGCCGTAGCCGCCCGTAAGGGCTGCTGCCCTGCCCCGGGCATCCTCCATAGCCAGCCTTCCCTGCTCCAGGTACTGCTCCTTATACAAATTGTATGCCGGATCCTTTTGGGGATCATAGGAAAACGCTTCCCTTCCCACCCACTTCTCCCAGGGGGTGGGTTCTTTTTGTTCCTCCCCCGCCCCCGGGACAGAGGCGGGAGGCTCATTCACACTGTACAGGTGACCCTGTGTCTGATTTCCGGCGATGCCGTCCACCAGAAGGCCGTTCTTTCTTTGATAGCCGGTGACGGCATTTTGTGTTTTCGGTCCGTAGATGCCATCAATGGTGAGGGGATAACCCGCATCATTCAGCGCCTCCTGCAGCCTTCTCACATCCTCGCCGGTGGAGCCGTAGTACAGCTCACGATAATTTGCCATAAAACCTCCTTACGGCAGCGGGGCTGTCAAGACTCATTCCCCCACTGCCAGAATTGTAAATTTTTCCGGGGACTGGATCATAAAATGGTCATTTACTGCCTCCGGCAGCTCCACCAGAACACTGCCCCAGTCCTTTGCCGTGCCGGTGACGGTACCGACTGTGCCGTTCCACTTGATCTTTTTCTCATCGGTGACCCGAAGCACCCCCAGCACCGAGCCGGTTTCTGTGCAGCCGCTGATGAGAAAGGTCTGGTGCAGGCCGGTCTCCTGCCAATTGTCGAAGTGGCACTGGATGGTAAAGCTCTTTACTCCCACCAGCTCCACGGTCCGCATATACACGCCGTTGACGCTGCCTGCAACATAAACATTGTTGCCCACCACAACATCCTTGCCCACCATCAGCTTCTGGAAGCCGGTGCGCCCCTGGGGGGTCAGCTTTTCGGCAATGGCCTGCTCCGGGGCATTTTCCGGCAGCTCCCGGAGCTGCTTGACCAGCCGGATCAGATAGCGGATGATCTGCATCACCTGCTCCTCCAGAGTGCCTCCTGTGATCAAAGGCGGACGAATATCCATTAAAGCTCACTTCCTTTCTCAATTGTTTTTGTAATGGAATAGAGCTTCACATCCCCCACGCCCTCCAGCCGCAGCCGGAGATGGTCACACCGTCTGGGGCGCAGAGGCACGGATATGCTGCGAAGACTTCCACTGTTTACGGAATACAGGTGCTCCCAGGTATCCCCGGAATCATAGCAGGCATACACAGACAGCTCCGATCCCATTGCCATAGACAGCCGCAGGGTCATCCGGGTCACATACTTGCTCTCCGGCATACGCATCCCCAGCTTGCCGGTCTCCACCAGCCAGTGCACGGACGGCTCATAGCCATTGGTCACATTCATTTTGTAGATCCCCGAGGCGGTGTTGGCATAGAGAATGCCGCCGCAGGTGCAGAAATCCTGCACCGGAAGGCTGTCCTCCCGATGCCACAGTCCCCTTGCGGTGTCATAGACGAAAAGGCTGTGCTCCTTTCCCTTCTGCATACAGATATAGTATTTTCTGCCGCCCGCACCTGCCACAGCACGGTCATACCGCAGCGCTCCCAGCGCCTGACCGATCTGCACAGGAAGCGACCCGTCAAAGGCACAGACACCCAGATTGGACTTGTAGTACAGCACATTGTTGACGATGGCAAGGCTCTTTTCACAGTCCTTTCCCACACCGTCACAGGGGGTGCACCGCAGCTGATAGTTGGATGGCTGATTGCCGGAGATCTCGATCATACAGTGCTCCTTAAAGAACACGGGACTGCCCTGATAGCTCACCGCCCCGGTAAAAGGACCGTCCACACCCACAGACACGGTATAGCTGTCCGTGGAAATACCCTGATAGCTCTCCCAGTTTTTAAAGTCACCCAGCTTGGAGGCATAGATCTCATTGACGAAGCCGTTTTCCGTAGTGCCGTACTTGCACCCCCAAAGGCGGTTTCCGCTCTCCACCACCAGATCCATATCCGGCAGCTTCCGCTGTATGATGATCTCGCCGTCACAGGTGTCATCTCCGGCATTGATACCGCCCCGGCACAGAGGCACGCCCATATAGCCGGAGATCACGATAAAATCCCGTTCCTTTTCCTGGATCACCCAGTTGCCCTTCAGCGTTCCCCAGGAGCCTTCGTCCTCCAGACCGGTCAGCTCTGTGACCTCACCCAGGTGTCGCAGGGCATTTTTGAGGGCGTAAGGGATGCCGTCTATTTCCACGGAAATGCTGTCGCCCCGTTCAAAATAATCACCGATGGTGTCTATCTCCACCCGGACATAGCCAGTCTCCATAGAAAGCCACATACCCGTGGCCTCCTCCCACTGCTTCAGCACCGGGTATATGCCGGTAACATCCAGCCACATCTGTCCCTCCTCCGGGATCTCCGGCTTGGTCTCGGAGATGCTGGTGTATGCCGTGCCGTCTGCCTTGCAGGGTCGGAGGACCACCCTGTCTGCCGTGGAGTAATAGTGCTGCTCGATGCTGCCGCTGCGCTCTCCCTCTCCTGCCACATTGACCCAGACCTTGTCCGGCAGGATGATCACATAAGCACCCATTGCCACCAGCTGCTTCTCCCCTGCTTTCAGGGTGACTCCCGCATCTGTGCCGTCCGGGAGGTAAAATTTTCCTTTCTCCACACGGCACAGACCGTGGCTGCTCACCAGCGCCTGGGCAGTGCCGAAGCGGGTCTTATCCCGGGGCGCTCTGGGAGAGAGCACAGGAAAATAGTCTGAGGTCATATTTTCCATCTCATAAAAAGTACCCTCTCCGATGTTCAGATTGTGGTCATAGCCGCCGAACACCTCCTGGGTGCTGCGGCTCTGTGCCGGCTGTCTCATTTTCGGTAGCTTCATAGACCCTCCTCAGAAAAAGCTGTGCTTTGCCCCCGCAGGGGTATGGGTCCGGTGAAAAAGCTCCCCGTACACCCGGAAGCTCTCGTTAAACAAATTCACAGAGTTGTTGTAACGGAGAAACTCCCCGTTGTAGAAGTCGATCTGGGCGCTCATCCACCAGATATACAGCTCGTCATAGGGCGCAGGGATCAGCAGCTCCGTATCCCCGGCGGTGCTGCCGTCATAGCCGCCGTAGGATACCAGCTTATCGGTGATGTGGTTGTCCACGATCTGGGTTTTCACCATACCGTCAAGACAGGAGATCCAGCGGATCTTTTCCTCCCGGCTGTAGGAATTGGGCTTCAGGGCATCCACGGCATTGATGGCCTCGATCAGTGTCATAAAATCCGCCTCCTTTTCTTCCTTACTTGCTCATCAGCTTGCGGCCGGAGATGTCGCTGCGTTCCCGGGCAGCCTGGCTGCGGCGGTACTCATACGCCACCTCCGCCGGCACAAGGGACTCCTTGCCTCTGGGCAGGAGATAGTTCACGCCGTTGACGCTGATAAACAGATTGGGGTCCTCGTTGGAAGCGCCCCGGGGCACAAAGACCTTCTCGCGCTTTTCCTTTTCTTTTTCCATAAATATGTTCCTTTCTTGCTTGTATCGTTTTAAATTCCAATTTAGCTCTCTGCCATCGTAGGGGAGGGTCTTGACCCTCCCGAATCACTGCGGAGGCAATTTTCTTTTGCGGGAGGGTCAAGACCCTCCCCTACGGAATTCCCTATGTAAGAGTATCCGTGCTGTCATTCTGAGCACAGCGAAGAATCTCCTGCGAAATACGATGGAGATCCTTCGTCGCGTTGTTCCTCAGGATGACATTCTTTTTCTGTAGGGACCGGCCTCCGGACGGTCCTTATGTAAGAATATCCGTGCTGTCATTCTGAGCGCAGCGAAGAATCTCCATCTTATAACAGGAGATCCTTCGTCGCGTTGTTCCTCAGGATGACATTATTTCATAAGGGTTCGTAGGGAGGTTTAGTTCTCCTCGTCGGTGCCGGAGAAGGTGGAGCAGCTCATTACCCGGAGGATGCGCTCGGGGTACAGGATAGTCGCGCCGTTGGTCTCCAGCTTGTAGCCGATGGTGGAGTACTGGTTCAGAGGACCGCCGATCTGGCTCTTGTCCTTGACGATCATCTCCAGTGCGCCGCCCTCGGGGTCGATGATGCCAAAGGCATCCTTGCCGAAGAAGTAGGTGGCATAGGTGACACCGCCGTCAGCATTCTTGTACTCACTGCCGCCCAGCACAGGGGCGAACACATTTTCCACAAAGCGGCAGCCGTGGAGCTCGCCGATCTCGCCGTTGAAGATCTCACCGGGCTGGGCATACTTGTGAGCCTCCACCCACTCCTTGCTCTTTCGCAGATCGTAGGCCACACTGGGGTGGATCACAGCGCAGTACTTGCCGCCGATGGTGGGCACCTTGTCCTTCTTCAGCTTGGTCACAGCCTTTGCCACCATATCCGGGGTCAGGGTGCTCATAATGCCGTCGGCGCTGTGCATCTGGGCGCAGGAAACAGGGGTGTTTTCCACCTTCACACCGTTTTCGTCGATGTTGTCGCAGTACATCACATTGGTGTTCTCCAGCAGAGCATCCCGGATCAGGGTCTCCTGGGTCTCCGCAGCAGAAGTACCCATCTCCTCGGTGGCACCCAGAATGATGTCATCGTAAGCGTGGAGCTCCAGCTTGTCGGAAATGGCAGCATAAGTGCCGTACTGGTTGATGGTGCCGGTGCGGGAGCTCATACCGAACTTCTGACCCTCGGGGATCACACCCTCCTGCAGGGTCTCTGCCTTGTCGAAGGTGTTCCACTTGCGCCATTCCACGGTGGTGCCGCCGTTCCGGGGCAGGTTCTGGCGCTTGGCAAACTGGGCGTAGAACATCTCCACCTTGGCGTTTTCCAGCAGCTCCGTGTCATAGAAGGTCTTGAGAGCATCGGACATACCGTTGGTGCCCTCCAGGGCTGCGCCGTTGGCGCCATTCACAGCACCGGCGGTGGTGTTCACCACGGCAGTGCCCTCAGCAAAAAGCTGCAGATAATTGATTCTTTCCATAAAATTCTCCTTTTTAATATCATTTTTTTGTAGGGGAGGGTCTTGACCCTCCCGAATCACTGGGGAAACATTTTTTGCGGGAGGGTCAAGACCCTCCCCTACGGAAGTCCCTGTGTAAGAATATCCGTGTAGGGACCGGCCTCCGGACGGTCCTTTTGTAAGATCATCCGTGCTGTCATTCTGAGCACAGCGAAGAATCTCCTGCGAAATACGATGGAGATCCTTCGTCGCGTCTTAATCAATGTATGATTGCCACCGGCAATCATTGTTATTGGAAGATTCGCTGCGCTCTGCGACACTCCTCAGGATGACATTCTTTTTCTGTAGGGACCGGCCTCCGGACGGTCCTTATGTAAGATCATCCGTGTAGGACCGTCGAGGACGCCGGTCCCTACAAAGGGAGGTTTCGTTCTCCTCGCCGGTCCCTACAAGATGCTTTCCTTAACCCGGGTAGAGCTTTTCTCCCCGGGCAGCCGCCTGACGGATCCGCGCCTTCAGTGCCTTTCTCTGGGCAGGGTCGGCGCTTCGGTAGTCAAGGGCGGTAACGGTGGCTGTGGGGGCGGATGTGCCGTTTTCCACAGGGCGCGCCGTACCGGATCGGATGGCATTGGAGATCCTTGCAGCGGTCTGCTGCGCCACCGCCTCCATAGCGGAATGCTGGATCTCCCGGCGGTGGAGGGTGTAGTAAGCATCCTCCAGGCTGACCCCCGCCTCCGGGGAGGTCAGCCGCACAAAGGCAGGATCCTGCAGCTCCTTGTTCAGGTCGAAGTCGGGGAACTTCTCCTTCAGCTGCTGTGCCTGGGTGACAAGACCGTCATAGTGACTGCGAAGGTAGCTGTCATCCTGACTGTAACGGCGGTCACCGGTCACCGCCGCTGCCAGAGCGCCGTAGTCCGGCTGCTCCGGATCCAGTCCGTAGACTCTTGCCATTGCGGACAGGGCGGGGCGCAGGATCTCCATATCCTCCCCTGCCTGCTTCACATTTTTAAGACGGCTTCGGACCATCTCCTGCATATGCCCACTGTATTCCGGGTCAGCCTTTACCTGCTCCCAGGTCATTCTGGGTGCAGCCTCCTGACCCGCCTCGTGCCCGGCGGCGGCACTGTTTTCGCCCGTGGTGGAAGCACCCTCTGCGCCTTCCGCAAAAAGCTGCAGCAGCCTCCGGTTTTTGTTTTCCATAAAAATCCTCCCAAATTTCTGCCGTTTTGGCACGGCGAGACCTATATAAAGCCAAAAGGCTGAATATACATAATTTAATCTAGGTTTTGATCTGAAAATCGATATTTTCCGGGTAAAGTGTCTCCAGAAGCTCAAAGCCGGAGCAGACGGAGTCAAAGATCAGGGTGGTCACTGCCCGCATCCGGGGTACGGGGACACAGCGGATGCAGGCATCCCCCTCCTTCAGCTGCAGCTTATGCTCCCGAAGGGCATTCTGGGTGGCAAGGCTTGCCACATTCCCCGCAAGCGTCAGCACCAAGGCCGACACCGCCGCGCACACCAGATCGTGTCCCGGTGCGCCCTGTCCGGCGTGACCCCTGGCGCGAAGACACCGGGTGCTTCGCTCATAGGTTACTGCGATCAATCCATCACCCCCTTGGCACTGCCGCGGTGACGGCCCGTTCTCTTGCCGCCCTTACCCGGGCATTTTCCGGCTGACGGACACCTGCAAACACATTGGACTCCGGCAGCTGCAGTCCCTCCTCTGCGGGCACTCTTGTCACGCCTGCAGGAGCAGCTGTGCCCTCGGCAATGCGCTGCATAATTTTCTCCTTGCCGTCAAAGTCCATCATCTCCAGACACAGAAGCGCCTGGGCTGCCAGCTGGGGATCAAAGAACCCAAGACGGAAGAACTGCAGTGCCAGCTCATTCTGGCTGACCTTGGTGTAAACATTTTTCTTCTGGGCGGTGACCTTGATGTCAAACACCGGCAGACGCAGACTTTCCGGTCCGAATCCCGGCTGCTGTGCCGGCTGGAGACCCCGGTTGGTGTAGGTCACAAAGGACGCTGTGCCGTACTGTCCCAGAATGCGGAACTGCCGGGGCATATCGTAAAACTGACGGATCAGCTCGATGCAAAGCTCCACGATCCGGGTATAAGCGCGGTAGGAAGCCAGGGTGGAGTCCCGGCTGCCCTTGCCGGAGGCCTCCTGCAGTGCAACGATGGCAGATGCCGCGGTCACACCGCTGGCAGGTGTGCCGGTGCTGGTCTCCGTGTTGCCGGAGGTCTGGCGCAGCTCCTCAATGGTGCGGTCCAGCATCGCAATGTAGTTGCCGTCCAGGGTGTTGTGCTCGATCTTCCGAAGGGTCGCCTCGTCCACATTGCCGCTGACCTTCACCAAAGCCTGCTCCAGATCCAGGAACTGCTCCTCGTTCACATTGCCGTCCACCCGGGAAAAATACCGGGGCACAGCGCCCACCCTCGCGTTTTTCACAAAGGCGGTCTTGAGAATGTCGATCTCCGTCTGGGGATTCCGGCACAGATCCACATAGCCGTAGCCGCAGGGACTGCCCTCCACAGGATACAGCGCATCAAAAATATAGGGGTACTGTCCGTGGTCATAGAGTCCTGCCTCCGCCGGGGCGGGACGGGGCGTGCCGTCGATGGAAGTACCGGCTTCGTGATCATTTTCCGTGGCATAAAGCACCGTCTCTCCCACAAATTTGCAGTAGTGGAGCACCTGTCTGCCCTCCACCCGCTTTTTGTAGTACACATCCACCACGGTGACCTTGTCGCTGTCGTCCACCGCATCGTCATACAGGAACTTGGTGCTCACAAAGGAGCCGGTCTGCACCTCCTCCAGCTGAGGATACTGCAGCTGCAGTGCCTCCCTGTCCCACAGCTCCGTGTGGAAAAAGTAAGGACTTTTCTGTATGTCCGTAAGACCCGGCTCCCAGTAGATGTTCAGAAGATTCACCCGCTGGATGCCGATGTCACCCAGACCCCCCAGCTTGGCGGTATCCCACACCACCTTGTACACGCCGGTACCGGTCTTCAGCTTCTGCCAGAGCACATCGCTCCACACCTGCTCGAACTGATTCTGCTCCAGCACACAGGGAATGATGGCAGAAAGCTGCCGCGCCTCGGGAATGTCCTGCTCCTCCCGGGGCAGGATGTTAGGCTCGGGGTACGCCTCCACCGCATCAGCGTGCTTGCTGACGATCACATTATGCAGCCAGCCGGACCGGCTCACAAAGCCCTCGCCCCGGATGGCATCCGCCTTTTCCTCCTCGGTGGTGTTTCGCAGCTTCCACCAGTTTTCGCTGGACAAGATTCGCTGCTCAGTGCTGCTTTTGCCCGTCTTGTACCGCTGCAAAAGCTCCGTGAACCGTTTCAGCTCCTCCGGCCCAACGGCGGTTCTTTTTTCTTCCATAAATCCTCCTCTAAGTTTTAAATATCAATTTATCTTTCCGTATACCGTGTCATTCTGAGGACCCTGAGCGTAGTCGAAGGGGACGAAGAATCCCCTTCAAAATTGCGGTATTTTACGATGGAGATTCTTCGCTTTGCTCAGAATGACAGGAAGATAAATACGAATTCACCTTCCCAGCGGGTCATTCAGCAAGCTCCTCTGGGGCATTTCCCGGATGGGGCGGATGGGTCTTGCCATACACAGGTAGCGCCATTCGTCGGCAATGTGATCCTCGCCCCCGGTGTCCAGATCCTCCGGGCGGCTGGTGTCATACCGCAGCTGGGGGATGGTACGCAGAAATCCGGTGCAATTGTCAAAGATGTAACACCGGGCATAGCCGTTTTCGTCAAACTGCAGCCGATAGTGGCACTGCATCCAGCCGGGGATCCGGGCGTGGTCACCGGGGGTAAAGTAGATGCCGTAGCGCACAGCGGTGTCCGCGATGCTCTCTCCCCGGGACACATCCCAGATGGCGGGGTCCGCCACCCCTAAGATCTGCCTGCCCCGAAGCCAGGGGTGCTCCCGCTCGATCCTGGCGATCTCGGAAAACTGACGGTCCGGTGTCCACTTCACACCCTCGTTGGGGTTCTGAGTGCAGCCGTACAGCTCCATAATGCGGTACAGGGTCCCATCGTGATCCACCGCCCACCAGGCGCAGGAGAAGGGCTTTGCATAGCCAAAGTCATAGCTGCGGTATAAGGTCCAGCTGCTGCAGCTGCGGCTTCCGATGTCAAAGGGGGCGATCACATGGGTGAAACGCCCCTGGGCCCGCGCCTCCTCCGGGGTGATCCCCGCTTTTTCGCAGGCCTCGGGATCCGGGGAGTCCCGGAAATCCTCAAAAAACTGCCCCTCGAATATGTCCCACCGCCCGTAGAGCCAGGCCTGCTTCAGCTTGTAGGGCAGCGCCTCCAGCTGCTTGATGTAATCCGGCTGGGTACGCATCAGCGCCTGATTGTCGGTGACCAGGCTCTGGATGAAGGTGTAGTCCCCCGGGTCCTCCCCCTCCCGGTACTTTTTGTCGATGAAGATCCGCTTGATGTATTGGTGTCCCTGACCCCCGGGGTTACAGGTGTAATAGATCCGCTTGGGAAAACGGTTGACACCCCGAAGGCAGGCGGTAATGGTCTTCATCTGGTACTCGGAAAGCTGTGTCGCCTCGTCCAGAAAGATCACATCGTACTCCACGCCCTGCAGCCGGTCCAGATCTGAATCCCGGTCGCAGTAGGAAAACTGGATGATGCTGCCGTTGGGAAAGGAGATCAGCTTGTCCCGGTCGTGGTACTCTCCGATGCCGGAAAGCTCCGTGCACAGGATTCGGATATGATTGTTGATCAGCTCCGGGTAGGTGCGCCGGACGATGAGGATGCGAATGCCCCCATAGCGCAGTGCCAGAAGCTTTGCCTTGGTACGCACTGCCCAGCTTTTGCCGCCCCCTCTTGCGCCGCCGAAGCCGATGTGCCGTGTGCCGGCGGTGAGAAATTGCTTCTGCCGTGGGGAGGGGATCCCAACGGTAAGCTCCTTAGCCACTGAATTCCTCCAATTCTCCGGTGAATACCACAGTGATTTTGCCGGTGTCCTCTGTATCTGTCCCGGCAGACTGTATGTCCTTCAGATCCTTCATCACGCCGGTGATGTGCTTAAGTGCCTGGGGGTTTATTTCCAGTGGCTCCAGTGCCGCCACCTTCACCTCCAGCTTTTCCACCACCATATCTGCCACCGCCTGCAGCCGTTTTAGTCTTTTTTCCTGTTTTTTCATAACACCTCTTATGGTTCATAATCGTACATCCGGTTCAGCATTTTTGTGATCAGGCATCGCTTCCAATGCCTCCGGCAGAAGCGCAATTTGTACGCCTGCTTCCGTTCCTCCCTGGGAAAGCACAGGTGCAGGCCCGTCTCCGGGGTGATCCCCTCACAGGAAACGGTCTTGCTGTCCTCCTGCCGGTAAAAGGGACACTGCACATCGTAGTCCTCCCGCCAGCGCCTTTTTTCAGATCCCGCCAT